ATCAGAATGTAGCGCAAGACCCATGAGCAGCGGAATAATTGGCTATGTCTTGCGCTACATTCTGATTTACCGGACCTTCAGAGTCTTCTGGGATAGTTTCCTGCGCTTCAAAATCCGTTATTTGCTCCCCATTAACATAAATCTTCTGTCTATCGGTAGCCACTGACTGGGTTGTATCCATTGCGATAACCACGTGGTACCAAGCAGAAGGATCACGATAATGTGCACTTGTTCTCCAATCAAGATTATCTGAACCAGATGGATTAAAGGTATGTTCTAAATTACCATCAGCATGAATAGTTAGATTAGTTCTTGGGCCACCACCATCTGCACCAGCACTAAACAAAGACCAGATGGTTCCCATCTTACCCAATTTAACCCATGCACTAAATGTCCAAGTTTTCCTATTGCCGTCAGATGTAGGAGTTCTAGTTAAATAAGCACCATCTGGATTATTAAACCGCAGAGATTGATCAATGGTGTAGTCTTCAGCTAATGATTTAGTTATGCCTGATTGGAGTAATGTCATTATACAAGGGCCGCCGAGGCTGAGACGTAAACGTCAGTTCCGTCAGTAAAGTAAGTAACCAGATAAGTGCCAGCGACAGTAACGTCAGTCGCAAAAGTAGAGACTGCTTTTACCTCTGATCCCAATGTAATAGTATAGGCAGATGGATTAATCAACTTAATAAATCCTGACTGGCCAGTGGTTTCATTAGAGAATTCTAAAACATCCGCAGCGCCGGGAGTATAGAGAAAGTTATTAGCAGTATTAAGATCAAGAGTACCATCTGTAACAGTGGAAGGAGTTCCTCTTTGTGAGCCAGACCACGATTGATCAGACGCTAAAACAGCATCTCCTACCACGGTCTTTCCATCCAATAAATTTACTTCAGTAGCTGACGCTGTAACTAATGTACCTGCTAATTTCAACCCGCCATCTACAAGATCATGAGATGCAACATCTAACGTTTGATTTCCAGAAGTTGCTCCAACAATAATCGCTCCTCCCGCTGACTGAGTAAGAACCTTGGAATCTTCAGAAGTTCCAAGCGTAGTTATATCATTATAATTCAACTCAGTATAAGTCGCTGTAACTCCGTCAAGAATATTTAGTTCTCCAGCTGTTGTTGTGACAGCGGCTGCGCCAAGAGTGGTAAATTGATTCTGCAATACGTCCTTCACGAGACGAATCTGCTGATCCCCCTCTGAAATCGGATCACTTCCAAGGGGATTTGTAGTCGAAAGTTGACTAATATATGTGGCTGTTTCTACGCCCATGATTTACCCCCTTTAAGTTAACTCGAAAATACCATTGGCACTTGGAGTAACAGTCAGTGTATTGTCTTGTGTTAGATTAAATTGGGACGTACTCAATTTAGAATAACACACCAATTTTCCACCGGACTGGTATATGATGGCAAACTTAACGTTATTTACATCACCCCCAGTTGCAGTCCATACGACGGCAGTTGAATCAAAACGAAACACACCGGCAGACGCGCCAGCAGCCCAAGTTCTTCCAGAGACTGATTTGCCTCCAGTCGTGTATCCATTACCATTAGCCACTTCATTTGCTATAGAAGCATATGTAGACAATACCGCGTTCGTGGCATTGGCACTAGCCGCGCTAGTATGTAGTGACATTGTAAAATTTACACTTGTTCCGCTTAAATCAAAATCGCCTTCGCCTAATTTTTCCCTAAAGGAATTATAGAAAGCCCAAGCAGTAGCAGCCATTAGTTTACCTCCTCCTTTCTCCTCAATGAATCTGGATTTTTAATAATATGAGAAATAAGACCATCCCCATGAACAGCCAAATCGTAAAATTCGCCAGTCTTTCCAGTCATCTGAACGAACTCCTGTGCTTGATGATAATGTGCTGCAGTACATCTAAACTCCTTATCAGCGACCACCACATCTATTACTTGCTCACCATCATTCTCTTTTTGTTCATAAGCATGATGTTGACCAATGATACAACTATCGAAACCATACACCTCAAACTTGGAAAATCCAAGCATACGAAACAAATGAATTGCTCTCAAAGTTACAGTAGAACCACCCATAACTGGAAAATAATTATCCCCATATTGTTCTTTCAATAGGTCTTCATTATCTGTATCCCCCGCGCAATGCCATATCCATAATTTATATCCTTCTAGATTATCAAACACAGAAGGATGGCACTGAGAAGAAATAAAATATTTACAATCTTTAGACAAAGGATGAATAAATCTGTTATTAAATTCCCTACTGTCTAACATTACCATTGCCGAGGGGGCCAATCCGTGATCCATACAATATTTATGACTTCCATTCACAGCAATAACTGGCATCCCATTCTTTTTCTTTTCCAAAAGATCAGGAAAAGTATCCTCTAAAGTAACCCCACCTACAGCAAGACCAACAACTTTATCCTGAGTTTCATAAGGTTCTACTTGAGGAAGTCCTCTTTTTATATTAACCCTTATATTTTTCCTTATCTTTTCTGGATCTTCATTTATAGAGCACACAACTTCTGGAACAGGAACTAATTTTGTCTTGACTTCAACAGATGGTGCATGAGTTCTTGTATAAGATTGTAGCATTATGCTCCCTTAAATTGCATCCTAATTTCCAATCCATTGGCCGCTGTTCCGCTAGATATAGCATCAATATCGAATCTAATTACATCAGCAGTGGTTACATCATTGTTTGCCGTATCAACAACTGGTGCAGTAACGGCTGTAGAAGAATCTGTTTCTCCAGAATCTATAGTAATGGCAGTCGTTAGCATATCTACAGCCTGAGTAAGATTATGAATCATTATGTCAGTAGTCCCAGTCACTCCTGCTGTATATACATGAGCGCCCAAATCTCCAGCAACAGCACTCAAAACAAGCCCATTTAAAGCCAATGGAATAGTAAACGCAGCAATTCCATTACCAACATATGTTGGAATAGCATCTGGCAATACTTTAATTATAATAGTTCTATTGAAGAACACACTATTTATTGGCGTAATCTTTTTAACGGCAGTAGCAGCCGTATCATAAAATGGAATAAAATCAGCGCTCTCACTCATTACGGTATCTAGCGGAAGATTATTTATTGTGTCATCCTTTCCGCTATTCAAATTATTGAAATTAGCATCCACTTCATTATGGGTTAATGGAGAACCTTTACCTGATCTTGTAACAATAGTAACTGCCATAATTAATAACTCCTCTCCATTATTCTATACCAAGATTAACTAATACCCTATTATATTGTTCCATTTTACCACTTACCTTAGCCCATGATACACAATTAAAATCTCGACACAACTGCGGTCTATTTTCATAAATTGTACATCTTCTATCTTTTAAGTGCGAGCATGTTATACGAATACCATCCCCAACAAATTCTATGTCATCATGTTTATCTACTATAACTTCTAGTAAATCCATGAATCTTCTATCTGCTGTATTCCATTTTGGTCTAATTTCAATAGAACAACAATCTCCGCACCTAGAACAAGTATCAGAATTTATATCTGACTCTTCCAACTTCCACTTAAAATACTCCATCAAGAATCTTGAACTCCTTGTACATCATATTGTGCGTAACCAACTACCCAATAATAGGGCTCAACATAAGGTGTTGTTCCATAAGGAAAAGCTCTTGGAGATTTTTCATAGAACTTTCTCCCATTAACCATTCTGTAAGCAACTCTACGTGGCGGACCTTTATACCCACCCCCATATCGAAATCTTCTTGCCATCAGTAAGTTGCCTCCAACTCTGGTTCTAGATTTCTGCCCCTTCTTGGCATTGGAGGCATCGCATCCATATCGTATATCCTAGATAATGCATCTAAAAAATCTGGGTGTATACTTGGAAATAAACAATACTCATTTTCTTTTACCCAGTTAGAAAGATCGTATAATTTTCCTTCCTCATTCTTACACAATATTTTTTTAGAATTTAGAAAGTCTTGCTTTCTTTCCTTGTAGTCTACTTGAGATGATGTTAGATGATTCTTATCTGTTGGATAAGGAAAAAAGAATGAGCCATCCTTTAAGTCAGGTTCTAACCGCTGTATCCTATCTTTCTTAGATTGAGAACCCCCACCACCGACCCAGTTCAATTCATATATGGGAAATGAACTTCCTTCTATTCTCATCATCTCTTTAAAATGTTCTATATCTGCTTGGGCACCGTATCTTTCATAACCCACCTTAACTTCCCTTATTCCTGGAGCTCTTTTCCATTTAGTCCTAAGCTTCTTAAGATGCTCCCACCTTTCAGATAGAGATAATCTATGGCATAACCCATCAAGTAAAAATTTATTATAATTTGCATCTACCCCCACTACGGCCATAGCTGTTCTATTGGATGTTTTTTTCTTAGAATGGGCTGGATCGCACATTAGGTACACATTCATAGTATATGGTCTTACTTCCCACTCCTGCCACCATTCTTCTTTAAATGCTATATCAGAACCAGCTATAGGATTCAACAATTGCTGACATGCAACTGTAAATGAAGAGGTTGTTTTTTTTATTTCTTCCCATCTTTCACTAGTAAGAAAAACAGGCTCTCCATCCATTGTACCGCTATAGGTAGCTGCGTGTATTCTTGGCTTTACCGCAGCTCTTTGAAGAATAGTACCATATGTATCACCGTAAGAATATCTAGTCCCAGCATATTGATATCTTGGGGAATGCGTAGATCCAAGATTCAATGACAACTCCCACTGAGTTGTAGTCTTGCTAATCTGTTCTGGAGTTGACACAGACTCCTGAACCACCACATCATCATAGATAATTAAATCAAAGTGGCGTCCAGTAGGCTGTCCATCAACAAGACCGTGAGCTTCTATAGTTTGCTCCTTTGGGTTTGCTGAACGCCTAACACAAATTCCCTCATTCTCTGCCCACTTAGGTGCCTGAAGTCTAGGCTTTTCCCACAATATATCTTTATAAAGATTCTTAAGTTTTTCATTAGAATCAAACTCCTGCATTATCTGGCGAAGAAATGGTTTAGCCTGTCTTGCGGAGAATGATAATATACCTATAGTAATATTAGGATTGCATAAAACTTCTTGTACAGTTCCAAGAAAAGTTATTATAGAACTTTTATAATGAAACCTAGCCCAAAGATCTAACCTACTATCTCTTTGTTCCTCTACTTCTCTGCATCTTTCGTAGATCCACGGGTGCAACATATCGTGGCGATTACACAAAAACACACCAAGATAATACCTATCCA